CCCGTTGACCTGAAGGGCCCGCTCTGTTACGTTTTCCGTTCTTCAATTGCCCGATGGTGCAATGGTAGCACACCAGATTCTGGATCTGGGTGTTCTAGGTTCGAGTCCTAGTCGGGCAGCCATGAAATACCTTAGCAGCAATCGGTTGCTAATCTTTTTGGGCTTTTATTGTAACCGTGGTGTAACAAAAACACAGGATTCCCGCCATGTCTGAACAATCTGATGCGGTCAATTCAGCGTTGCGTGCCGCCGGGGTTTCGATTCCTACACCTCCCTCCCCTGAGCCTGGCGCAGAGGACCTTCCGCCGGTGCCGTGGATACTGCTGCCTGGCCCTGGCCATATCGATAGTGCGTTTGCTCGCGAGATATCCGCGATCTGCAGGAACAATGGGGTCTTCCTGCGGTCAGACGTCCCCGTCGCGGTTGGGCCGGTCTCCAAAAAGCTGCAGATTTTGGACCCTTGCCGATTTGTTACTTACGTTGAAAAAAATTGCATGCCCTTTAAATGGACGGGCACGACTGGCGGTCCCGTCAAGCGAATGCAATCCATGTCCACAGAGCAGGCGGCCAAGTGCATCCGGTCTGACGTTTTCCTCGCGCCTCAGCGGCAAATTTTGAGACAAAACCTATTCCCGATGCCGACGCTACGTGCCGACGGCCGCCTTGAAATGCTACCGGTTGGTTACGACGAAGAATCCAAAATCTTTACTCAGGAGCCGCTCGATTATTTGGACATGTCGTTAGAAAAAGCAAAAGCGGTGCTCGACGACAAAATCAAAGAGTTCGAGTTCGGCGACGATGGAAGATCAAAGGCCGTCCACCTGGCGGCCTGGTTTACGGTTTATTGCCTCGCCATGCTGAGTCCCAGGGCCGTGGCCCCAATGTTTGTGTACAACGCCAACCAGTCCGGGGCTGGAAAATCGCTCTTGGCCAAAATGATTCTACTTAGCATATTCGGCAGTGCCGATCCGACCGTTTTTGAAAACAAAGGGGAAGAGTTACGAAAAGTTTTGGATACCGAAGCTTTGGCGGGAGCGCCGTATATTTTCTACGATAACGTCACCGTGTCTCTTCGCCATCCTCTCATTGACATGTGGGTAACCACTCCAACGTGGAAGGGCCGCATTATGGGCACTCAGGATAAATTTTCGGTGAACAAACAGAGCGTCATTTTCGTAACAGTGAACATGGCCGAAACTTCGCGTGATATCGGGCGCCGGGCACTATTCGTGGATTTGTTCGTCCACGACGTAGAACTCGAATCTAGAATCTTCACCCGAATCCTGAATGATAATTTTTTTATGAAGCAGGAGGTTAGGCAGGAGATTGCCAGTGCTCTCTGGACTATAGTCAAGGCCTGGGACGCAAGCGGACGGCCGCCCCAGGACAAAAAACTTAAACCTACTTTTGAAGAGTGGTCGAAAATCGTCCCACCGGTTGTGGCCTCGATGGGCGCGGGGGATTGTATGGCAGTGCCCGAGAATATCGACCCGGACACCGAAAAGCGGGACATGAGAATCTTGATCCGTGAAATGTACAGAGACTTTCTCGCCGAGGCCAAGGGCGGCACCAGGACCTTCGAGCTGCAGGATTTGATCAACATATCGGCGCACCAAAAACTTTTCGCGAACAAGCTGGATGGCAGTTGGAAGCACCCAGACGGCGAGGAGCCCTACTTCGAGACCAAGATCGGGGCCTCCGTATCGATGGGTAAAATATTTGCACAATATCAGGGACAGCGGTTTACTATAAAAAGTTCGGAAGAATTAAAAATCGTCAGGTCTGATAGCAGCGGCTTGTACGACCACATCAATGTCCAGTTTGGCCGGCGTGGCGAGGATCGCCACCGGCGCTTCGTGCTCTCCTTGGCCTAACCTCGTTCCGCAATGACGGCGTGCAGGCCCGCATTCACCAGCAGGCCTGCACCGGCATGCGGCTTTTCATCCGTTCCCCTCCGTCCCGCTCCCTCCCTTAAACCCTAGTTTATTATTAACCACCTATTCCTCATCTTCCTTAATCCTATTACCCTGTAACCCTTTCTCAAAGAAATAGTTAGCCAAAGACGGGAATAGAAGGTAATAGATTAAGGGGTAAAGAGGGATTCGGTGGTGGCGAGAATCCTAAGGGGCCAGCATGCCAAAAGTAGCCAACCTCCTATGTCACCTATTCCCCCCAGCAAGGAATCTCTTTCACTTGTCGCCACCCCGTGCTGTTTTTACGTCACCCAGGCTTTTTTTATAAAAAAATCGAATTTACCTTTGTCCCTTTGACACCTTACAAAGGTAATGCTACACGAAGGGCAACCGTTGGATCCGCCTTTGCTGGAAGTGCCCGCCGGGCCGGTCATGCGTTCGAGTCGCGTGCGGTATCCCTTTGACCTGGCGGATTACGCCAAAAAATTGGGCGGATCCGGCCCGGATGATCAGATGAGTGTCCGGACCCTAAAGCGCTGGATAAAACTCGGGAAGCAAAAGACCCCGATGGATCTGCCCCCCCTGGACGAACCCGGAAAGTTGCCCGCATGGTGGACCCGGAACTGCACGCAGAAAGTCCCGGATTGGATGCTGCGAATCCCGGCGAGCGAAAGTCCGCCTCCCCCGGCGACCACAACCGGTTGTGGTGCGGACGCATTGCAGGAGGAAGACCTGGGAATAGGTGCGACGCTGGACCGCCTGCAGAGGGCGGAAAGGGACGCGGGCGCCGCGTATTTTGCAGAGCTAGGGCGGGGTGAGGAGGCGGACGAGATCCGGGCGGATCGCCTGGAGCGAAAATGGAATCGGCTCTCTGACAATTTGCGGAAAGTCGAGAAGGACGCGTCCAGGGTTCTTTCTGGCTCTGGAGAGCTTGTGAAGAAGACGGATGTCGAGTTGGCGCTCAGGGATATTAACACCAATCTGGCGGCAAGGTTCCGAACTTTTTTTTCTACGGTGTTCCCGAAATTGGAGGGAGCCCCCCGAGAGGCCCGGAATCGCCTCTGGGATCAAGAGGCTGATCGGTTCTTAGAGGGCATGACTCGCCATGGTCTCAGCAGCTAGTGGCCTCCGGGCCTTCCTTCTCGGGTGCGTCCTCTCATGTTATCGGCCCAGGCCGAGCATGAACGTCTGGCAGTGGGCTGAGAAAAACGTGTTTCTGGAAAAAAAGCAGTCTGCGGTTTCGGGCTTCTATTCCGCTGATCTTACTCCTTACGTCCGGGCGATGATGGAGACGTTCACTTCGCCGGACTGGGACGAGGATATTACCATGAAATCCTCCCAAGTGGGTTTTACTGAGGGAGTTTTGAACATCATCCGCTTTTGCGTGGCGGTGTGGCCCACTAACACTATTTACATCCAAGACTCCGAAAAAGAGGTCAAGCGCGTCGGCACGGTTAGGCTGCGGGAAACGCTGGAGCGGTCGCCGGCGACATCGAAAAAATTGGGGGCGAATAAGGACAAGCTTACGGGGCTCACCATGGACCTTCCTGAGATGGTTATCTATCTGGGGGGAGGCCATTGCCCCGGGACCTTGGCTAACAAACCGGCTGGGCTTGGTATCATGGATGATGCCGATGAGCATCCGGAGCCAGCACGGGGGCAGATGGACAATGCGGACTTGATGCGCGAGCGGCTGAAAGTGGATCCGAACAGCAAATTTTTTCTATTGGGCCGTCCGAAGACGGACCGTGGAATTACCTGGCGAGAATATAAAACCGGCAATCAGGAAAAAAACTTCCTACCTTGCCCGCATTGTGGATCCCGCCAGGAGCTACTCCTGGAGCGCTTGAAATTCTCTCACTGCAAACGCGAGGACGGCACCTATGACAAGCAGATGGTGCTAACAGAAAGTTACCTCGAATGCGCGTTTCTTAATTGCAAAGGCCGCATCCTGGAAGAACACAAGTATCAAATGAATTTACAGGAGATGTGGATCCCGACTAATCCTAACGGAAAGCCCCGAAAGCGCAGCCGCCACATCAGCGACTTTTACTCCCCCTTCGTGACCTTTGGGCAGCTCGCGCTCGAATGGATCGAGGCTAACGAGTCTGGCGACCTGGTCAAACTGCAACGCTTCCGGAATGCTAGGCAAGGGCTGCCTTTCGTGGAAACACAAGTCCAGCTGGATGAAAAAATGGTGGAAGACTGTTGCGGAGGGCACAAGCGCGGCGCAGTGCCCTTTAGCCCGTTGGCGATTGTGATGGGCGCGGATAAGCAGGGAGACGTGCAAAAGTGGGTTAAAGTCGCGGTGCAGGCGTGTGGGGATATGGCGGTAATCGACTACGGCATGACGATGGTGGAAGACGAGCTGATCGATATCGCCAGGCAGCCTTACTACATCCCCGGATCCGATCAGACCATGTCCGTCATGGTGGGGTTGATTGACGAAGGCTTCAGGGCCAAGCTGGAAGTTCGTGACTTTGTGCAGCGTTCAGACGGCTTATTTTATTCGGCGAAAGGTCGCGGCGGGGTGCAGGTAAAGTTCACCGTCGGCGAATCCCGCACACGGCACAAGGACCGCGAAATGATTGTCTATCACTTCGATGATGATAATTACAAAAAATTGCTTTACGTAAACATGATAGGCCGTCGTCGGGATATCCTGGCCGGCAAGCTAAAGGCGCCCATGCTCTGGCTCCCCGCGGATGCTGAGGAGATATTTATCAAGGAGCTATGTGGCGAGGCGTTTTTAAACAAGACGGACCGCCGGGGATTTGCGAAAGGCGAATGGGTTAAGACAGGCCCCAACGATTTTGGCGACGCCCTGAAACAGTGCCTCGTTATCTGGTCAGTCATCGGCCCGGAGCTGGTGGCCCAGGCGGAGACGGATCGCATGACTGCGATATTATCAGGGCTGGATCCGGATCTTGTTAAAGCGGTCATCTCCATTGCGCTTGCGGGCGGGGCTCCGAGCTTTGAGAATTTTGAGAAAGATGTCTCGCCCCTTCCTGGGGCCCGGTTGCGGGCGGACCTCATCACGTCGGGTTATGCCTTTGAGCTGGACGCCCGGATCCAGCTGACTCCAGCGGGAAAAGAACTGGTGAGATACTCGGGCGTGGAGAAGGCCGAATCGACGTAGAGGACGCTTTGACATTGACCGCCCAGCATGGTTGACAAATCAATTTTGGTGAAAGCCTTTATGTCCAAGGCTGAGGAACTCGGGCGGCCTTGGTTGGCGGAGGAGCGAGACAAAGCGTTGGCGGCCGTGCAGGCCGGCGATCAAGAAATTACTTCCCTGTCTTACGAGGGTGGCAGCGCCTCTGGCAGTTCCCGGATCAACTCCCAGGAGCTGCTCGAAATTTTGCAGGTTACTCTGAATAGATACGACGGCGTCGAAGGCTCCGGCGGCATGATCCTTCCCCACTTCTCCTGCCTCCCGCTATGAGCAAGCTATCCATTTACGCCCGGGCCAGGTTGGCTTATTCGGCTTTCCACGGTGCCACCGAAAGCGGCACACGCACGACGGTTCACGATTTTCCGCTGGATCCTGACAAGGAACTCCCGACCTATGATCGCCATCAGCTAGTAAAAAAGTGCAGGCTCCTCCGGAATAATCTCGGATTTGTTCGCCGCCTTTTTGAGGTGACGGCGCGTTATAGCGTGGGCGGGGGGCTGATACCGTATACGGCCACGCTGGATAAAACTTTCAACAAAGCCGCTGACTCCCTCTTTGAGAAAGTCGCGACTGACAAAGATTTAGACGTCTCAGGGCAACATGATTTTTATTCGATGCTAAAACCCATAGTTTCGGACACTGCCTGCGACGGGGAAGTATTCGCGCTCAAGGTGAAAGAAAAAGGATATTATCCACACCAGCTGCAGCTGATCGCCTCCAGCTCAGTTGATTCGGGCTATGGTAAAACCGACTTTGTTGAGGGAGTCCGCTACGATCCCGTCCGGCGCCCGTTGGAATACCGGGTCATGACCACGGACGGATACTACAAAAAAACGGAACCTAACGACTACAGAGCGAATCACGTCCTGCACATCTTTGACCGTAACCGCCTGGGGCTCCGCCGTGGACGGCCCTGGATCCATCATGGGGTCAATTCATCCATCGATATCATCGATACCATCGCACTGGAGAAACAGGCCTTCAAGCTGAATTCTTATTTTGCGGGAGTGATCACGACTCCCACCGGCGAACATCCTGACGGGATGAAAGCCAACATCCCCGGACGGGGCAAAGCGAACAATGTTTCCGACTCCGGGGCCATGCGGATTTACAAGAAATTTTTTGGCGGCGCCGCCATCCCAGTTTTGAAAGACGGAGAAAAATTTGAATTTTTCGGGAACAAGCGGGACGCTGCCAGCATTGCCGATTTTTTCGAACTGCTGATCCGCGACATCTCGTTAGGTTTTGGCCCCCACCCAGAATTCAGCTATTCCATGATCAAATCCGGCGGGGCTCCCTCCAGGTTCGTCATCGATGATGCGGGATGGTTTTTTGAGGACGTGGCCCGCATGGCCATTGCTTCTTTTTGCCAGCCTTTCCGGGAGTGGGTTATCGCCAATGCCTTGGCAGATGGCAGTCTCCGGCTGGGCTCCGATCCTGATTGGAAGGCTTGCCGCTGGCGCGGTCCGCGCAAGGTGACCGCTGACAAGAAATATGACGGGAACCTCCACATTGCTTTGCTCAAGGCGGGACTCATGACGGAAGAGGAATATTGGTCGATGTTCGGCATGGATGCGGAGGTTATGCGGCGCAAGCGTGTGGACGAGATCGCGGAAGACATGGCCTATTGCCGATTGCGCGGAGTCCCCTACGGACTCTTTACGCAGTCCGCGCCTGGCACGCCGCTGGTGGACGAAGAGATCCCCCCGCAGGTTTGACACCGGTTGGCTTTCATGCCAGCCACCGCTCCCACTCTTTTGCCTGCCAAGATCTGGACCCGTTTCGACGCCGTGGCCCAGCCAGCCGTGGCAGACCTGGGCGAGACAGGAATTATCAAAGGCGTCTCCATCTGCACGATTGGCCCGGCCTCCGGACACACCGCTTGGGCGGAGGATGGAACGCCCTGCCAAGTCATGGTGGACATGACCACCCTCGAACAGTTGCTGGCGCTCTGCAACAAATTTGCCACCGGACTAAAATCCCGAACCTCCCACTATTCCGCCGTGATTGACATCTGCGCTTTTTTCAACACATTTTCGATCGACAAGGAAAAGGGAAAGTTGTTAGGCGATTACCACCTCTTCGAAACCCATCCGCATTACTCGCATTTACGAAAACTTTTTGAGACGGTGTGGGACCAGTTCGGAACCTCCATTGATTTCGAAGGCCATTACGAAATCGACATCGCCAACCGCCTTGCTTACGCCCGGGTGGAGCGTCTCGTCGCGGCTGATCTGACCACAGATCCTGCTGCCAATCCGGACGGCGCCTTCGAAAAAGGATCCAGACCACAACCGGTTGTGGTCGGAAATAAAACCGTTATTCAACCCGTCATCCAACCCGCTCCGTTTGACACAAACAAAAAGAATACCGCTCCGCTTGACACAAACAAAAAGACAAAATCTATGCACACATCCCTCCGACTCCTCGTTCTTAAATTCGCCGCCGCCCTGAAACCCGCTGGCAAACGTTTCGACGCCACCGCCGCTGACGAAGCGGCCCCCGCCGCAGATGCTCCGGCCACGGTGGAGAGCCTCGCGGCTGATATGGCCGAGGTCATCATCCAGATCAAAACCCTGATGGACTCCATCGCAGACATCAAGACGAAGCTCCCCAAAGAAGCCGCCTCCAAAGAAGACACCTCCGGTGCCGCTCCCGCCGCCGAAGCTGCGATGGCCGCTATCACCCAACTGGGCAACCGTTTTTCCGCACTCGAACTCAAGTTCGGGATCCAGCAGTCCGCGTCCGGCGGTGCCAAGCCCGCAGCGGGACTTACCGACGGCGGCGAAGCCCCCGTCTCCGGATCCCCGGAGGCCTTGCGTCAGGAGTGGGAAGCCATGAAGGACCCCCAGGCCAAGACCGTCTTCTTCCGCAAAAACCGCGCGGAGATCCTCAAAGCCAAATAACCCCTTCCGAAAAATCATCCTCTAAATAACGAAATAAAAATATGCCCAACGCTCTAACTACTGTTAACCATACGATCATCTCCGACGCCGTCCTCCAGGCCTTTGTCGCGGGAGTGGCCCCCCTCAGGGCCTTCTGTCTTAACGCCTCCCCTGGCGCCATCTCGGATCGCGGGAACAAGGTCAAAGTCCTTTCGGTCCCTGCTCAGGACGCTGCGATTGACTTCGTGGCCGCAGACGGCTATGTCATGCAGGACGCCGACGCGGAAGGCGTGGACGTCACGATCAGCCGACACAAGTTCGTTTCGTGGGCGCTTTCCGACACGGAAATAGCTAACAGCCCGATCATCGAACTCGAATCCTTTGGGCAGCAGAAAGGCCACCAGCTGGCCCGCGCGGTTTTTCAGGACATCCTGAGCCTGGTCACCGCAGCGAATTACGGCACAGCCGGATTTGTCGGCGCCGCTTCCACCTTCGACAGCGACGATGTGGTCGATATCGGCAAGGTCTGCGATGACGCCGACTGGCCCGGGGCCGGACGCTCACTCATCCTGGCCAGTGCCTACCATGCCGCTCTGCGGAAAGACAACGCCATCCAGGACGCCAGCGCGTTCGGGACGGACGACAGCATTCGCCGGGGCGTAGTCCCCAGCCTGGACACCTTCGAAAGCATCTACAAATCGACCATCCTTCCTGCCAATGCGGAAGCCCTGGTTGGTTTGGCGGTCCTGCCGCAGGCCATCCTGATTGCCAACCGTTATCTGCAACCGCAGGAAGGCCACAAATACAGCCGTGCGGAACCCGTATCGGACGAGAGTGGTCTGACCCTCGGCCTTCGTGAATGGTACAACGAAGACCTGGGCAGCTGCCGCATCGTCATGGAGTGTAACTACGGTTACGTTCGCGGACTCGCCGCCGCCATCAAGCGCATCACGTCCGCCTGATGATGCCTCGCAGTTAATTTAAAAGAAGGAAAATTTTTATGCGCATCGGTGTGCTAGTTGGAAAAATAAAGGGCAAGTTTGTCGTTGTCGGCAACCCCGGCAGCGATCTCGATGGTTTGAAGAAAGCCTTCAAAGAGCTTGTCCTCAAGGACGGGAAGAGCGGGCGGGATCAGCTGGAGGATTTGCAGCTCCTCACAACCTCCGGTCGCGTCAAGCGCAAAACGTTTGGCGGCGGGAAGGCAGCATTGCCGGAAAAATCCGGCGAAGAAAAAGAACTTGAATTGGCCCGGGCAACATTTGTGGCCAGGGGGGCTGAGCTGGCGGCATTGGAGCGTAAGGCTTTAGAAGCGCTCGCCAGCAAACTCAAGATCAGTCCGGACGAAATCAAGACCGCTCCGGATCCCGAACTGGTCAACCTCGTCCTCAAGGCCGAATCCGATCCCACACTGCTTAAGCGCGTGCTGGAATTCTTCAATCTGTAAAATCCATTTCTCCCTAGAAAACCACCACTCTAAAATTATGAAAAACTCAATCTCCGCCATCTATTTCAGTTTGTCCCTCCTGTGCATGTCACTCCTCTGGCTGGTGGTCAGCGTCAACGCTGGCACTCAGGTGACGGACACCGCAGCCGGGTATCAGGTCGGCAAGGACGCCACCGAACTGGTAGGATTCAGCGGCGCGGTCCCCAGCGCCCAGCGGGCGGGGGCAGCCCAGGCTGTTGTCACCGCCACTACCATCACCGGAGCGGCGGGCGCCAACCCGACGCAGGCCGAATACGCAGTTGTTGTGGCGAGGGTTAACGACTTGACAGCGCTGGTCAACGAACTCCGCGCGGCTCTGGTCGAAAAGGGTTTGATCAAGGGCGGCACTTAATATTTTTTTCAGAATCTCCACTAACTCCACGCCTGAAACCCCGGTTCGCGATTTGCCTCGCGCCCGGGGTTTCCCTTTTTTTAGCCTCTGGCTTTTTGACAATCCCCCCTTTCCATGACCCGGAAAGCCATCGCCGATTTCAACGAGCGCCGCCTCAATACTCAATACGTCGCGTTTGGCGTCCCCGTGGTCTACCTGGGGCACAACCTGACCGGGTGCCACACCGCGGTGATGAGCAACAAAGAATTACGGGACGGAGGCTTTGCCCTGATCCATGACTTTACGTGTCGGCTGCGGAAATCCGATTTCCCCGGCGTCGTGCCCGCCGCAGAAAAAGAGATCACGGTCGCGGACGTTGTCTACAGAATCGCTGAGGTGATTAATCATCCGTTAGCAGGAGAATGGAAGCTGGGCCTCCGCTCCGCCTCTTAAGTCATGGCACCCAGGTCCAGCGCAGGGTCCGCCGCCTTCGCCCTGGAGCTGGCGATCCAGGTGGAAGATACCGCAGTACAAAATACCCTGGCCCGATTCCTCGCGGTCATGCAGAAGGATATTAAAGACGTCCTGCCGGATCAGGCCCGGCTCCTCACCCGGGATCTGGTGAAGTTGACTCCGCCTTTCGTTTCCCGGGCGGCGACCTCCGAAAGTTTCAACATCCAAAGAAAGACGGGAGAAAAAGCTGTCCGGCGCGACATCCTCCGCGTGTTCCAGCCTCTGGATGCGATTGTTAGGGATAATCAAGTTTTGGGGCCCGCCATAAAAAAAGCCATGGCCAAAAACGACCTGGCCGTTTTGGGCTTCGGAACGTCTCTACCCGAGTTGTTAGTTAGCGCCGGGGTTTTGAAGACTCCGGATCCCAGCCGCATCGTGGAAAGCGTCAACCTGGCCGCGTTGCTCTCGGCCAGAAAGGCACGGGGGCGGGTGCCGGTCGCGGCTGCGGGTCGCGCCCTGTTCGTCAAAAGCCGGGGCGCGGTGGCCCAGCTCATCAAAACCAATGTGGCCAAAGTGGGGAGGGCCAAGGGGGGGTGGGCTACTGCGGCCGCTGCCTTCAAGCTCAATCTACCCAACTGGATCACGCGCCACAAAAGCGGCGATGTCCAGGATGTTAGCGGAGCGCTGATCAATCCTTACATCCGGATCAGCAACGCGGTCTCCTACATGATCGAACAGAACCAGATGCTGCGCATCACCTTGTATGCCCTGCAGGACCGGAACAAAGCCATGACCCGCCAGATAGCGGCCGTCGTGGCCAAACAAAAATTATGAGCGAACCCGTTTATTACAAAGTCGAAAAAGCCCTCATCGCCTACGTCCAGGCAACCGTGGTTTCGGGCGAGCCGCTGCACGCCCATCAGTTTTATGCGGGCCACGAAAAAGTGGACATGACCGTGCTGCCCCGCACCATCATCATCTGTGATCCCCTGGGCGGACCGGTGGCCTACTCCGGAAATTATTCCGGCACCGGACGGATTCTGTCCTTTTCCAAATCCGATGATCTGGACGGCCATGCGCTCCGCACCCAGTCGCTCATTGCCCTTTTTAACGAGGAGCAACTTGCCGCCATGATGTTGATAGTGAATAAGCCTGCGAATCCCGCTCCGGATCTGCGCATCGTCCGGGGGTTCGGGTTGGACGGACTGCGGGCTGGCGAGCCGGTGGAGGGCCGCGATGAGGAAAAAAATCTGCATGGGACTAACATCGCCCTCGATCTGGCGGCCCACCTGGAGCCGTAGGGGTTGGCGCCGTCCTAATGCCTTCCGGCATCAGGACGGCAGGCGCTCAATGGCTAACCCTGCCTCCGTGCTGATTGCCAGTTGACCGAGTTCCCTCCGCTGCACGGTCCTCCGGTCCACGCCGAGGAGCGCGGCCAGGCCCTCCTGAGTGAGCCCCCGCTTCTTCCTCTCCGCTTTGTATTGGGTGGGGGTCATTTTATTTAGCCATCCACTCGTCGGCGCTAGTGCCCTGGAGCTCCCTGATCACCGCGCGGCGGATGATGATATCCGTCCCGTAGTCGTCATCATCCGAATCGTAAGTTGTTTCTACCAGGAGTAACTCATTCGCGCCCCATCCCCAGCCCTGAGTTAGGAGCACGTCAAATTCTTTGAGCGCGGTGGCGGCGGAGTCGGTAGTCCACTCGTCCCACTGTCCGCGGAATTCCCCATCGCCCGTGTAATTGTTCCAACCTCTGCTCGTGACAATTTTGATTCTGTAATTTTTCATAGTGTTTCTTTCTTCACTCAATGTTTTTTAAGGTCTCCAAGACTTGTTCGTCGCTCATTTCCTCGACAAGATTTTGTGCCATGGCGATCCCTACCGCCCCCCTGTTTGCGCCTCGCTGGTTAATGGCCTGGGTCACTACGGGGTCCATTTCCCGTAATATTTTTTCGCACATTTTCAATCCTAGTTGGCCGCGGGCTTCGCACATCGGCTGGCCGTCTGTATATATCTGTATCTTTTTCGCCGCTTCTGCTTCAGTTATTTGAGTTTCGCCCAAGGCCCGCGCGCAAATATTTATACGGTCGATAAGGTCTCTGCATTGGTTGCCTGTTCCTATCTTTTTAAGATTCCCGCTACGAAGTCCGCTGGCCAGGCAATCTCTAAGAAACTCCCACTTCACCCGCTCGTTCGGATAATAGTTGCTGTCTTGGTCGAGGATAATTCCGCAACCAATATTTACGTGCTGGAGCTTGCCGCGTTTTGTTAGTGGCGAGATGTTTTTTGCTTCTAGTGCTGTCATCATGGTTTTTTCTTTTTTTTTTAGTTTTTAGGATTATGCGGATACCGGCTCAACAGTGACCGGTTCCTGTGCTGTTGCGCCACCACATTTGTAGTAGAAAAACAGCGGGGTGCCGTCACCTCCGCTGAACATTTCATACTCTAGTTCGTGCATGGCCGCGCGGGCTGAGGCTTCTGATTGATCGGCCTGGATTGAAGATTTATTTTGGCAGGTGTATTTGGTTCTCATGGTGTCTTTTCTTTTTTTTCTCGGGGGCTTGATCGCCTCCGATACATACACAATGCGACATAATGCCGCATTCGTCAAGGATTATTTTAAATTATTTTTTACCGGGCTAAACCGCGCCTGTGGCGAGGGAATTGGCGGCGGCGGGGTTTTGCCTCCCGGCATTTGACAGCCGTTTTCTCTATATGCCAACTCCTCCGCAACTCGGCTCCGGGACAGTCCGCCAAAGCGCCCCCAAATTTGCAAAATATGTCGTCATCGATGGCACCTGGAAAGTCAAGGATGACACCCAAATGCTCCGCACGGATGACGGAGACAGTAAGGTCTATAACTACACTTTTTGGCGCGTGGGCGCAGTCGTAGGTTGTGACTGGAATGTTAAGCGCACCGAGGCCCTCGCGGAAATCGGCGACGTCGTGGCGGAGAGTTCGCCCGGCACGTTGTCCTACGTGGTCCTCGCGGTGGACAATGCCGAGTATGGTGGTATGCCGATCAAACAGACCGTCCAGCTCGCCACCCACGAGGGATGGACCGCGACGGTTGTCGCAGATTAATTTTTTTCCTGCCGTGTTGAATCACATACCCCCGGTTGCCTTGATGGGCCGCCGGGGTTTTCTTTTGCTCCCAGCTCCTTTGACATCGCGGAGTTTTTGCGCATGGACCCTCTTTTCCTCGAATCCTTTCTGAATGTGGAACACCGGGTTCTGGGCCGCGTCCTACGGCCCCTCTGCCTTTGGCATCACCTCAACCTGGATCTCGCGCAGAGCCCGTTCGTGGGCTATGACAGCCCCAAGGATTCCCGGGCCCTGATCCTGGCGGTTCGCATCTGCCGCGCCCGTCCGGACTCCACCTTCCAGATGCTGCCCCAGAAAAAAACGCCGACGCACCTTTTTTTCCGCTCGCTCTCCCACCATACGGAGTTGTTTGAGTGTTACGTTAGAGACTTTTTCGCTCCTCCCCGGTTTTTCAAAAAGTCGGGATCCAAATCCCCCGCGGCGCCCTGGCCTCTCTATGTGGTCTCGAGGCTCATGCGATACGGAAATTTTTCGGCAGACCAGGCCTGGACCCTGCCCATCGGTCAGGCCCTCTGGTTCTCGGCGGCACTGGGCGAGGCGGGAGGGGAAGAGTCCGCCCTGGTTTCGGCGGCTGACCTGAAGGCGATGCGGGAGGCGGGCTACGATGTCTAACATCGTTGAGGTAATCCTGCGCCTGAACAACTCCGCCATGAAGACGGGGTTGGAACAGGCCCGTGCGCAGATTAGCAACTTTAAATCGAAGGCGGATGTCAGCGTGGTGGGCAACCTGGCTAAAGACGTGGCAGCTGCTGAAAATCCCCTCGACGCACTGGCGGTCGCCGCGCAGACTCTGGGGAGCCATTTCAAGGTGGCGGGTTTGGCGGCTATCGGCATTGGGGCGGGCCTTGTGATCAAGGATAAGCTGGAGGCGGCATCTGCAGCGGCCTCCGAACTTTTCGACGCCGTGAATGATATTTCCAAAGTCAACCTTGCTGACTCCACGGTGGCGGATTTGGAAGGGATCCAGAAAAAAGCGGAGGAGCTGGAGAAGAGGGCCGGGTCCGCGGGCTGGATCCAAAAAATTCTTTTCGGGGAAGGGCTGAAAGCAGCAGCTGCGCTGGCGTCGCAAATCTTCGACCAGGCAAAGGTGGCGGCCGATCAGAACGCCGCCGCGGCGGTGGACCGTGGCACTGGGCTGCTGACGGCGGATGGGGCGACGCGCACCCGGGCGGAGTTTGAAGATCGGATCAATGCGGCCCAAAAAGCGGGGCGGAATTTAGAGGCGCAGGCCCTGGAGTTCCAGCGCGACAAGCAAATTTATTTACAGAATAACCTGATGCTGAACGAAAAAGAAAAGCGTCAGACTGACGAGATGCTGAAGAAAGAAGGCGACCTGTCCGCGCTGCGGATCAAGGCCTTTGAAGCCACGGCCCAGGCCGAATACGATTCGGCCGGCGACGAAAAAAAGCAAACATTGTTGGAGGCCCAGATCCGGGCCCAAGAGATGGTTGTTAAAAATTCCAGGGATGAAAAAACCATCCTGGAAACGCAAATCAATCTTTTGGAAAACAAACAAAAACTTTCCCAAGTGATTGCATCCCAGGAAGCGGAGGCGGCGGCGGCGGAGTCCAAAAGGAATTCTTCGATGGATAAGCTGAATCAAAAGCGCCAGACCGTGGCGGAGAAGAAGGAAGCGAACCTATTAAAAACCATGTCCGATCCGGACAAGGCGGCCCACCTCAATGAGAAGCTGCGGAAGCAGGAAGCAGAGCTAAATGCTCTGCGGAATACCATCGGCCCGGTCGATCCGGCGGCCCTGGCGGATAAGCAAGGCAAGGTGGAAGACACGCGCGGCCAGCTCCTAGACATCATCGGGAGTTTGAAGCAGCAGTCCAAGATTGATACCAGCTTTGGGCCCACCTTCGCGGGCGTGAATTATAACTATCAGCAAGAGGGCAACAAAGTTTTGAAAGACATCCTGACGGAAATCAAAAAACAAACTCCAGGCGAAACCGGGGATGCCCGCTTTGGAGGAGGAACATGAGTTATAAGAGCGTAGGCGGAAGCTGGGCTGGTGCGGTGGATCAGCCCAAGGATGAAATCTTTGATGATGACAAAGGGCGGCAGATCACCCGCGTCTACCGCGCTCTCTACGCAACGTGGGAGTCCTATGCCCCGTCTCTGCAGAGCCCCCACCCTGTCCAGCCTCTGTGCAAATTAGCCACCCGCCGGGCTGCCCAGATTGAACCTGGCGTCCTGTGTGACGTCACTCTGAGGTATGTGCAGGACGAGCCCGATTCGGCCGAGCTGGAGAACCCGCCCCCCATGGAAAAAACGGAGAACGGATCGATCGTGGAGTTGCCGATTGAGAGTCATCCGGATTTTAATGACCCGTCCGTCTTCCCTGATGCCTGGAAGATCTTTGCGGATATCAACGGGAAAAAACTTTACCAGGGGCTCGCTCGCACGGTCTGCCCGCCGGAAATAAAAGACACGTGGGTGTTAGGCACCGGCACCGTGACCGTTACAACCTATTCGGCGTCGGAGCCCTCCAATGTGCGTGCCGATACGGGAAAAATCAAGACGCCGCCTGGAGAGAGCGGAGCCGGGCGCTGGCTGGTCCTGACGGGATTTAAGGGCAAGCAGGGCAAGTGGTGGGCAAAGACCTTGGTCTACCAAAACTCGGAAATCCCCTGGCCTCCGGAGGTTTACGACAATGCCTAACGAGATTAACTGGGCCGCTTTTAAAATGACGCGGGGAGGCAAGATGCCGCCTGCAGTCTGGAATGCGTTTATTGACATCGTTAAGACCGGATGGATCAATGAGGTCGTTAACGGCCGCATCGCATCCAGGAGCATTGCCGGAACGGTGTTGGATTGCAAAAGCGGTGGCGGCACCGGCGGCACGCCATCTCACCCCTACAAAGTTTTGACCCAGGTTAAACCCAGCAACGCCAATATCATCCAGGCCGGCGTTGTGCTCAACTCGCGGCTCTACAGAGGCGACGGCGGCGAAACCCTGTCCATCACCGGACTTCTCAGCTCAGCCACTCCTGCAGCCAATGATGCAGGGTGGTTTGACCTGATTCCCACCGATTTGATTTGGTTAGGGTGCGTCTTTAATTCGGCGGGTTCGATCCTATCGCGCCAAATCGATTCATGGGGTCAAGGCGACCTTTTTGCTATTGGCGCAGCCGCATGGGACAACAACGCCTACGTTGCCCACAGCGGGAGCGATCCGTATTTCCACCAGACAACCCGCAAAGAGATTGCCTATACCCTGCCTGGCGAGGATGGACTGCCCGTTGTCTATCAACTCATGTATGATCATCAGGCTCTATACGATGGATCTGTGGCCAGTCTCCCTGCGCAGGTTCTGCACAGCAGGCAAGAGGGATACTACGTTTGACCATGAGTAGTTTCTCTTACAAAGGGTTAGGCCATTTTCCGTTCCATATTCTGCGGGATCAACTCCCTGACGGCAGGCCATTTATTCACATCGATAATTGGAATGGCACCACGTTCTTCGACGGGCTTCCATCCGGCTCTAGTGTGGATTGGCTGCCTGTCTATGGTCCGGGTGCCCCTTATTGCCTGCCCATGACCGAATGGGAATTTTCGATTTATTATTGGCGGCAGCGGACAATCAAAACTGAATTTGACGTTTCGATCACCGTCCCAGGCCCTTCCGCATCTGCATCCTTGTTTTCAGACACAGCCAGTGCATCTCTTGGCGCAATGACTCCTGATTTGGAGTATTCCAACGGGGAAAAATTTACGGATAACAGAGTGGAAAGAAAATACGCCTTCGCACTGCCGCTTAGTATTGAGTATACGATCACAGCCCTGAAAGAAGGTCAACTGGTAAGCCCGCAAGGCATTTTGCAGTCTTATCAGACGGTATCGTCATCTCAGCCCGCTCAGAAATATGAGAGAGCCGTCGAAAGTAAAATTGCGACCGACGCAGACATTGTTGGGCAGGTTTCCGCGCAAGTCGACCAGCAAATTTCGATACAGTTCGCATTTCCGGCAATTGACCCAGCGGATTCCGCTGGGCCAATTTCTGGCGCGGGGTCATGGATACAGTCGCGTAATTTTGGAGATGAGCGGAACGTTATAATTGTTGCGGGAACTTACTGGCTGCGGTTTCCTCTCGTGCCTGGCAGCCCCCAGACAGGATCGTTTCTAGCGGGGAGCCAGGCCAGAGCTGACGGGGACGGCGTCAAATCTAAGTCAGTCACCCGCGCATTAGACCTCAATGCCTGGGGCTCAGTTGCCTCCGTCCCTGCGAACGCAACAGCGGTCACAGAGGGTCTGGTAGATGTGGAATGGCGTCTGCCTGGATCTATCGTGACTGGCCAGATGCACTTTTTGTCCTACCTAATCACCACATCAATCAATACTCCAGGCACCGGCGCTGGCACCCAAACAATCTCCGCCCCAGACCCGACTATCGTCGTCAACAAAATCACCGTGACCCCCACCGAATACCTGACCTACGGCGGAAAATTTAACGCCACGACCGGGCTCTGACCTGATGGGGTGTTGACCTGATGGGGTGTTGACCCCCTTTGACATTGCCGGGGGTTTATCCATGCGCACCTTCCTCGACCTCGATTCTAGTCAGTTTATTATCTCCGCGGGCAACCGGTCTCCCGTCAGCGCCTTCGCCGGAAAACGAGCTGACTCAAAAACTTTCGACAACGCTTTTTCCCAGTCAGGCGTAATCAAGGAGCTTCCGGCTGGGACCACCTTCCGCTTTTCTCTGAAAAAACCCGCAGATTTTCAGGGCGGTTACCTGGTGACCACGACGGATTTCGCGAAGACGGGGACGGGTGTTAGCACTCTTTATTCCTTCTCTCCTAATTTTAACACCTGGGAGCTGAACGATTTTCTGGTGGACGGCGTGGTGGACGTGCCTGTGGCGAATCAGGCGGCCCGCTATGCACTGACCGGGAAGGTGTTGGGCACCATCGTCCGCCAGACGGACACCGTCCAGTATTGGACAGTGAAGGATCCCGCCCAGTTGGGCAACGCTGCTGGGTGGGTGTTATCCAACATGAAGGTGCAGGCCCTCTGTGACGCAGAGTTGGAATGGCTTGAGCCTGGGGACAAGCGCTCGTCGTCCGCCACTGTGGCTTTCTACGTGGCGAGCGACATCAACCGCGGGACGGAGGGGCTGCCCTCCAACGTGGCGATTAATTTTTATAACAAAGAAGAAAGCCTGGCCCTTTTCCCAGCTCTTTATCCGGCCTTGACAGGTGGCGGCACGGCGTTGGACGGCCTGATCACATCCACCGTCTCGGTGGGCCGCGTGGGCATGGCAGTGTATTCCGGACAGTTAGGCTTTTGGCAGCTGCAGACCGGCACCACTGCAGAATCCATCCCCGGCATCATCCATCCAGACGATCATCACCCCGTGACCAACCCCAAGATCTGGATACAAGTTCTCTAACAAAACAAAACAAAAACCTTCTATATG